CGAAGTGGTCGGGCTCGGCGACGACGCGTTCAGACGAACCGTGACTGTCCTCGTCGACGACCTTCTTCCCGATCTCGCGGAGGATCACGACCTTCCCCTTGACCTCGATGATCTGGTAGAAGTCGACGTTCGTCTGATCGTAGCCCCAGCTCGCGTAGAAGATGTCGCCCACCTTGATGCCGTGGACGAAGTCCCTCTTGGCCTGCAGCTCATCTTGCTTGCGCTTGAGACGCTGCTGACGATCTTCGATGGTCTTGCGGATCTCTTGGATCCGGTTGCCCTGCGTGCGGAAGGCGTAGTGCCATAGGGGCTTGTTGCCCTTGCCGGCGAAGGCGACGCCGTAGAAACGCTTCTCGCCTCTGGGACCAGCCCCATCCCACGTGTAGATTTCGAGGTCTGTCCCCTCGGGAACCAGGGGCTTCTCGTTGCGGGCCTCGGGCGGGAGGTAGTGCTCCCGCTCCATCGTGAAACCGAACGCGGTCACGTCGCGCGCAAGGTCTTGGTCGTCCTCGGACGACTCGACGTCGTGGTAGGCGAACCGGGCGGCGATCCTCTGGGCGAGCGTGTCCATCAACTGACCTCGTGATAGAAAGACTACATCGAGTTCGAGTTGTTGACCTCGGAGGTCTCGTACCGCACGACACCAGGGCCGCCGTACATGGGCCCCGCGAGACCAGAGAACGAGGGCTGGCCGCGAAGCTCAGGGCGGAGATGGCTCCCACCACCGCTCCCGCTGGGCGTGATGTTGAACTTGTCGAGACCCCGAATGAGGTCTTCGCGGGTCTTGAACTTCATGTGCTGACCGGCGAGTCCTACGACGAGGTACTCGACAGCAGCCGGAAGCGAGGCCAAGACTTCCCCGAGAAGGTTCTCCGCCTGACGGACCTTCTTCGCGTTCTGGCTTGCGAGCGCCTGGTCCCCGCCGTGACCTTCCATCCAGTTGGCCACGGCGTTCGGCATGTAGCTGAGAGCTTCGAGAGCCACCTTGAGTTTCTCTGGGACGTCCGAGGAGGCGGCCTTCCAGCGGGGGTCGTTCGTCGCGATCTTGGGCATCTGCGACTCCTACTACTTCTCTGAGTGCTGAGCTTGTTGAGACTTCAGAGTCTTGGCACGTTCTTCGAGCGCCTTGGTGAGCTTATCGACCTTTGCGCGGTCTTTGTCGTTCATCCAGTACTCGCCACCTTTCGTACCCTTCTCCTTACGCTTCAGCGCGTTGTCTCGGGCCACCATGGCTGAAGCAGCGGCTCCGTAGCTCCCTTCTTCATCCCAGAGATAGGCTGCGTGGTTCCAATGCTTGGCCGCGCTTTCCCAATCACCCTTCTTCTCGGCATCCTTAGCCTCGTTGGCCTTGCCGACGGGATGTACAGCGACCGTGTGCTTGCTCTTGTCGGCCTTTGGGTGCTCGTGGAGGTAGTCGTTCAGAGCGTCCTGGTTAGGGAACTCCATGGCGACTTCGGTCTCGGAGGCGAAACGGGCGGCGATGCGGCGGGCGAGCGTGTCCATCACCCCTGACGGAGCATAGAAAGAGCCTCAAGCGCTAGTTCGCATTCTCCCCGTCACCCTCTTCGTGGTCCCACGGAGTGGCGGTCAGGATCGCGTCAGCTTCGAGACCCGCAAGGGCCGCCTCCGGCCCCTCGACAGTGATCGTGTGGGTATCACCCTGAATGACCACCGAAGGCGTCTCGGCGGCCACGGCGGCGACCCGGCGGCAGAGACTGGCAGCAGCCTCATACTGTTCCGCGAGCCCCACCATGGCTTGAGAGGGCTTGCCTGGGTTCTTCTGAAGGTGCTGGGCGAGGTCGTCACCGGGCTTGAAAACCGGGAGGTGAAGCTCGTAGGACTTGGTAGGCATGGGAACTCCTTCGCGTGAGCTACACCGCTCAAGTACCCACCGGGCGGCCCACCTTGCGCGGATGGGGGATCCCAAGGTCGGTGAGGTACCGGCGCACGGACGTTTCGGCCTGACCAAGTTCGCGGGCCATACGCTTGATCGGCACACCTCGGCTAGCCATGTCCCGCAGAACACCCTCGGGAAGCGCTTGACGGAGCTGGTAGTGAGGCCCCTGAAATCCGAATGTCAGCTTCCCAGCCATACACTCGGGGATGTGCGGCTTGACGAGGGAGATGAAGAGATGGGCCTGATCCTCTCCCTCGAATAGGAAGTCCCCGGTGGTGCCTTTGTGGATCTCCCAACGGGGCTTGAGGCTGAACTTGGCGAGGATGTCGAGAGCGATAGCGCGGCTCTCAGGAGGCATACCGAACGTGATGCGAGGCCACCAGCCAGTGGAACCATCGTCCATGAACCACACGGCCAAGGAGAAGGCGTCCACGAGGTCGATGATCCGTCGCTCGAGCCGCTTCGGGCCTTTTCGAGGGTAGAACAGCGAGTGCCACTCGTTGAGGCTCGCGTGGCTGACCGTGTGGAACCGCCACCCGTGGAACTCGCGACTGTCTTTCCGCCACACGACGGGCTTCACGGGCGAGGACACCCACGAACCGAACTGGGCGACCTTCCACGCGAGGTATTCTTTCTGCGCGTCGCAGTGGTTCTCTTGGAACCGCGATGCGTGCACAGTGCGAGAGAGACGGCCATCGCCTAGCATAGAGCCGATTAAGAGGGAGCGGAGCCGCCCCTCGATGGGCGTGACGTCGTAACGCTCCGTGCGGTTGATCGTCTCGATGCCGTAGCGGTGGCGCCAGGAACGGACTCGTTTGAGCGTGGCCTCAGGACCGATGCGCGAGACGATGGCTTCGTCGGTGAGTTTCTCTTCGATGTAGAGTCGGCGAAGTTCGTCGGGAGTGATGGGACACTGGATCAGCTTCACGAATGATTCGTAGTCACTTTGGCGCTATATGTCCAGCCAACAAAAGCAGAAAGCCACCTCGGTTTCCCGAGGTGGCTCTCGATGCGGCCTATTTCTAGGCTACTCGCTTAGAAGCGAGTGACCACGAGGCGGGTGAGGGCGCGGGGGTTGAACGCCCCTATGCCGACATTTTCGAAGCATGAGAATCCGATGGTGCGGGCCTTCGGATCGTCCGCGGAGAGCACGGTGAGTTCCGTGCGGACCGGGAAGCGGCCGAAGTTCTCGGGCTCGGCGCAGACGTAGACGAACCCGACCGGCACGAGACGGCTCGTGATGATCTGGGCGCCCCAGAGGACCGCCTGGAGGCCGGTCTTGAGGAGCGTCGCCTGCGACTCGATGTCGAGGATGTCGCGGCCGAACTTGCGGATGTCCGCGTAGTCCGTCGCGTTCATGTAGATCCGCGCGACACGGAGGTCGTTGCGCTCGATCTCGGCGAACGCGTCCGCGAGGACGCTCGGAGAGATCGGCGCGACCACCGCGACGTCGGGGTTGGTCTGGCCCGGCAGGGTGTCGAAGCCGGAGACCGCGATGCTGTCGAGAACCGCGAAGACGCGCTCGTCCTCGGCGGCCTGGATCTGCGCCTTCGCGAGATCCTGGGACCGCTCGATGAGGTCGAAGCGGCGCTCCTTGATCTGCGTGAGCGGGTTCTCGGGGTTCGAGGCGACCTCGAACAGCGGGAAGATCACGCGCCGGGGCTTCTGGATGGCGAGAATGTTCTCACCTTCCTCACCGACCACGAAGGCGGTGACCTCGGGGTCCTTGTCGTAGATCGGGAGCGCTCCGTCGGGGAGCTGCTCGACGAGGAACGTCTTGCGACCGACCGCGGTGTAGTCGCGGCGGAGCCGGAGAGGCTGGATCATCGAGGCGGCGAGCTTCGCGCGCCCTGCGGCGGTCTTGATGTACTCGCCGATGATCTGCTGCTTGACTGCGTTGTCGACCTGGTTCATGGCTTTTCTCTTCGCTCCTCTCTCAGATCCGGGTGTCGTAGACGAGGAGCGAGCTGTTCGCGTCCGGCGTGACCTTCACGACGCCAACGACCGTCGCCACGTGCGCGGCGGGGTACGGAGGCGACGAGACCGCCACCTGGTACTCGTAGGCGTCGAGCATGTTGTTGGTGAGGTACCCGTTCGCGGAGACGAACAGGTTGTCACCGGGGGCGTACGTGAGCGCCGTGCCGATGGCCGGGCTGG